CCGGGTCTTTGTCGCCCGACGCGGCGGTATCGGTAATTTCACCCGTTGCCGCGCCTTGCATTTTGCCGAAAGCCTCGGTCAGCTTCGCGACTTGCGGCGCGAGTTCAGTAACGACGCTTACCAACTGTTCAAGGGTCATAGCCCCCGCCCCGCCGGTTGCGCCGCCTTGATCTTTGGTAGCATCAGCCATTTGTATCTCCTTAGCATCAAACGAAAAAGTGAGACGATCCATTACGGCCACATCTGGCCCCATGCGTCCCTCTTGTACCAAGGCAAGATGATTGCCCCGGATTTTGCGTTGCACTGCGTCGTAACGCTGGCCGTTCCACACGCCCCCCGTTAGTTCGTAGATACAACGATAACCGGCCGAAAGCTCGCGCTTGCCTGCCTGTATCAATGCCGCTAGTGTAGANGAAAACGCNTTGATGTTGGCAAANAGCGTNCCNTCCTTAAAAAACACTTCNTCNCCGATCACGCCTTGAACGCCNTTTTTNTCGGCGGCCATNGCCTTGTCGGTTACTTCCTGCGCATTAGGCCCGAGCATTACGTGTTCGTCAATCCAAGGTATGAGCTTGAACGACTCNACGCAAGCCGGGTCGCCCAATTCCTCGGGCGGGCGCAAGACCTGAAACATTTTGTCGGCGTCGGGGCCAGTGAGGCCAAGTTGCCGCCCCGAGTACGGGAAAATCCCGGCCTTGCTGATAGGGTTCGCCTTGACTTCAAACCATCCGTTACCGTCAATCGTGCGGGCGTCCATGCCGAAGCCGCCCGAGGGTAGGCGGGCCAGTGTGGCCGCGACGCCCGGGTGCAATGGCTGAGGCAAGGCGGCCAGCGGTGCCCACACGAAGCCCACATGCTCGTCGTTGAGCGTAGGGGTAAAGGGGGCGGGCAGGTTGAGGCCAAAGGTCGTAAAGCCCTCGTCCCAATCCAACACGGTAAGCGGGTCGCCCGGGGCGTTGCCGATTTCCTCTTGGCACTCACGGATCGCGGCTTGCTCGGGCGTCTCGCCTTGTTCAATGCCGCCGCCGGGGAAGCCCCACGTATGCGGGAAGTCGCCCGCCGTTGCTGCGCGCAGCAAGAGCAAAACGGAATCGCCCGCCCGGTAGCAGATACCGGCGGCGCGGTCTTCCCCGTTGGCAACCTTGTACGCAATGGCGGCCGCTTGTGCGGGGTCATGCCCTGCGCGAACGAGTTCGGCGATATTTTCGCCGATCACTTCGGAGCTAGAACCTTTCGCAAGAGGCATTTTTTAATCCTTAGAAAAATCGAATACAGGCGACATAGTACAACGACAATTCGGGGCTTGCCCGGGAATTCCGCGTTCGCCCGTGCGCTTGTCAATTATGGGCAGTCTATCAAAGCTGAAAATTTCGCCGTCCATATCGACGTGATCCTCGCGGGGGTGCGCGCCTCCCCCGCTATGATGCCACATGAACTTTTCAACGCCTAGCGCCTCCATGCGGCCCCGGTTGATTGAGTTATAAACCTTGCGCGTTTGGTCGAGCGCGATATTCTTCGCGCGGCGGTGCGTTTGCCCCTCGTACTGTTCGAGCGCAGGCACCAAGTCTTGCAAGCCGTTACCCGTCGTAATCGAACGCATTACCGCGCCCTCTACTTTTTGCAGGTACTCGGAAGCAATCGACTTTATGAGGCTCACATTCTCGGCGACGCTCGCTTTATAGATTTCTTGCAGCGGCGAATTAACGACCGACGTTTTCAAGCTCATACCGCCCGAGAGCTTTTGCAAGCTCGAATGCAAAGCGGGCGTGCTGGCCTTGTCGGCGTCTTTCACCATGCCTTCGGCGAGCGGCTTTGCCTTCTTTGCGAACAGTGCATTAAAGCGGTTGCCGAGGTCGGCCAGCAAGATACGCGATTGACTCGCGATAGTTGCATCCTGCCCGAAGTGCGAGGCCGCCGCGTCGGTCTTGAACAGTTTCAGCACGTCGCGTTTTACTTGCGCGGTCATTTGCGCGGTAAGCGACGAGAGCGCGCCGACGTAGCGCACGGCCGAGGCGGCGTTGTGGGCCAGCGGCTCGCCCTTGAAAATGGGGGCCTCGTTACGGCTGGCCGCCCACGCTTCACGCTTCCGGGTTAGCTGTAGTTTCTTCGGCGGCATAGTCTTGGTCTTCGAGGGCTGGCAATCCGTTGTATCCGCTGTCTTCGTCGGCACTCACGCGGGCGCGTACCTCGTGGGCGTCAATCGCGCCAATATCGACGGCGTAAATCTTGGCGGTTTCCGCTTGCAGTTTATTGACCTCGGCGGCTTCCTTGCTCGACACGCTATCGAGCGGCTCCCAAGTGCAGTCGAGCGCGAACGGTTCGCACCCGAAGGCCGGGGCAATCTCGGAACGGATCAGGCAAACCATGTGCCGGTCGATAAACGGCTCAAGGTCATTAACCTGAATGCTTTCGAGTTCCTCGTGGTAGCTGTCTTCCTCGTACGTGCCCGAGGCGTTGAAGCCCTTCGGCGTGGTGCCGAGTAGCTTCGTTGCCGGAATGTTCGCAGCGGCCGCGACGATTTGGGTATTGCGTCATGATTACCGCGTCGAGGTCGGCCAAGCTCGTATCGTGTTGCTCGATCTTGTCGGCTTCGGCGTCGGCAATCTTGACCCCGTAGTTATCGCGGAATTGCGCCCACGTGTTGAGGCGCGTTTCGAAGGCGGCTTGATTCGCGAGGGCCTTTGCAACGTCGGTATAAAAAANCATTGCCCGCTTTGTGAGGGCGAGTTGCGGGGCTTCGTTCGCGGTGCGCTCGGCGGCATAGACGCGCTCGTAAATCATTTGCGGCACGCTCAAGCCGCCGTAGAGGTACGACGGTTTCAGAATGTCGCCGACCTCGGGGCCGCGCATGATTACGAGGTGCGATTTATGGTATCGCTGATTGTTGATAATCCAGTACGTCGGCTCGTAGAAGTCGAGGGCCGCCGGGTTGCCTGCGCTCACGTTGGTAAGCTCAGGGATACACCAATACGGGTCGATTTGCGACACGCCGCGATAGCTCCCGGGCTTCACCGCGTCGGCGTTGAACGGCTTCACGTAGTAGTCGGGGTCGTCGCTCTCAACGACAAAGAGGGCGACGCGGATNCCNNAGACGCGGCCCATTTTCACGAACTCGACGAGCGATTTATTCAGCCGGTAACGCTTGTTCGCCTTGGTGATTGCCGAAAGAATCTCGGGGCTTACCTGCGTGCCGTCGTTCACCGTAAATTTGTAGCCCTTGCGGATCGCGTCGCGCGCAGGAATGAGGCACGCTTTATTCACGAGCCAATTTTGGGCCAGCAAGGCGCAAAGCTGATACCCGATAAAACCTTGGGAGCCGTACCACGCCGCCTGCACCTCGGGGATACCGACTTGGTTCAAGGCAAATACGCCCTTGAACGAGTCTTGCACGTTGTTGGAGTCTTGCGCGAACGTTGCAAGCTGGCCGCTTGCGGCGGGGTTCATTACGTACGTGTCGCCCACGGTTCGCGGTATTGCGCGCTTGCTTAGATTCTGCAAGCGTTCGTCTCGGGTCAAGGTGTCGTCGAGGTCGATTTCGGTTGAAAAGAAAGAGTCGCGCCCCGGCCGTTCGACGGGGGCGGGCTTGGCCTCTACGGCCGCAGGCGCGGCGAATAGCCAGCGAAAGAAACGAGCAATCATTATCGAACCCCCTACGGTAAATCGAAGAATCCGCGCCGCTTCGGCTCGGTCGGCGCGTACGCAATCATGACACTATCGGCGAGGTTTGGCGACTTCGCGCCGTCCGGTTGCTTGTTGATCAACAATTTACCCGCCCCATTTTCCGAGTATGTCGGTTGCGATAGTTCAAGCGNGAGCTTGGTNAAAGCCGGTAGCTTACTCGAAATCGAGATAAGCGNGTCGGGATCAGTGACCGGGTGCCCNTGCACGACNGCGCGATATGTTCGCAAAAAGCGCATTCGCANCGACCACCACGCCTGCGCCTTGGCGTTCGCGAAGTAGTCTTTATTCGTGCGCTCGTCTTTGTCCTTCGACGTGTCGCCGTCAAGCTGCGGAATCTTGCCCTCGGGATCAACGACGGCCGCCGAGCCTTGGAACTTGCGCACCTCGATTTCGCGTTGGCTCTTGGCCGCCCGCGCTTCGTTGAGCTTGCGCGCGTCGCCCTTGGTGCCCGCCCCCAGCCCGTCGCCGTCGTAGGCGAACTCGACGTAATCGCTCACGTCGCAAATGTCGAAGGCTTTCGAAACCGTGTCGTAAATGTCCGACCCCTTGCCGCTCCATGCCTCGATAAAGTCGAGCAAGATACCGTAGCGACCGGCGAAGGCGTTCAAGTCCGTACCCTCGTCGGCAACGTCGAGGCCGCCTTGGCGTTTGCCCGACACGTCGAGGCCGAGGCGCACGTGGGCGTCGATTGCCGCTTGCACCCATTCGGCCGGGATCACAACGCCCGAAACGCTGGCATTGTAGTTAATGTCGTATTCCTGCGCGATAACAGTCGAGTCTTTCGTGAGCTTGAGATTCTCGTACCAAGCGTCGTCTTTGCGCGGGTCGTCGCGCCAATGGAAAATAAAAATATCGTCGGCGGCCCACTTGTGCGCCTTGATCGCGAAAGGGTTGTTCGTGCCCTTGACCGACGACATATCGACGCGGCAATTCGTGGTCGCGCTCAACGCTTCCTCGGCAAGCTGCGGCCGCTCAAGGTGCGCGGATTCATCCACGAAGTACAAGGCCGTACGGTCGCCCCGGCCGATGTTGTCGCCCGCCTCGCCCGTCATTACCGAGCCGGTATCGGGGAACGTCAAGCGCATGAACGCGCCGTGCTTCTCCCGTTGCCAGCCGCCGCGAAACTCGACGGGCAGATTCGCAAGGAACACGCGCGCTTTGTAGAACAACGATTTCGGCGAGTCGAGTCTATCGACGTATTCCTCTTTGCGCGACCCGAAGCCTATCGCCATGCCTTCATAGAACAGGCAAAGCGTGCAACTCAAGGCAATGGCGACCCAGCTTGCGCCCGTGTCGCGGCTCTTGGGCACGAGGCCGTCGCGGCTCGATTGCCAATGCCCGACGATCCATTGCATAAGCTCGGTTTGCCGGTCGAAAGGGATAAACGGAATCGTCGCAGGCAAGCCGCGCTCAATGTTGCGCGGGTCGTAGGTCATGCCCCAATCTTCGACGAACTGCCAAGGGTTGAGCTTGTAGTACGCCCGCATGACGTGGATCAACGACGGGTCGGTGCGCAGCTTGCCGAGGATAGACAAGCGGCGTTTATAGACCATCGCGTAATCGGGATTCTTGAAGTCGAAGCCTTCCACAATCAGCCCCCCACAATCTGCGAATACAACGCGCCGAGTTGCTGCGGGTCGTTCGGTAGGTCGGCCGGGGGCGTCGTCGGGATCAGCGGGCGGCCATCCTTGCCCGTGAGTTCCTTTCGTTCGATCAAGAGGCCCGCGTACTGCGCGAGGATTTTCAAGGCTCCGTCTTGGTCGC